AAGCATACGTATATAAATCATAAAAGTGATTACGTCCCATTGGCGTACCAATGAACAACGCATCACCCTTTTGGTCAGCCAAGGCAGGTCTAAGTATCTGCTCCCAAACCTCGGGCTTCATGTCAGCGTACTCATCCATAACTAGGAACTTAAGACTGACACCACGCATGGTTTCTGGTCTATCCGCACCTTTGAGTGCTATTGTCGCAACGTTGACTAACTTTATCTGTAAATTATTAACATGACTAGAGGAGATTACAGGATGACCAATCTCTAATAAGACTTGCCACATAATGTCCCTAGCCTGACCCTGAGTAGGTGCAACGTAAAAGACATGACCCTTCTCAGTTTGTAATGCCCTGATGATTAACATCCAAGCGGCTAACCTAGATTTGCCTGTACGTCTGCCTGCGGCTATGACCTTAAATCTAGTCTCATCCTCGAAGACTTCTTGTTGCCACGGTAGCAACGATACGTTAAGTTCCGTAGTCATTAAGGATTAAAGTTATCAGTCTGAGCATTGTCAGGGTGTAATTCGAAAGTAATGATGTAGGAAAAAACACTTCCCGCATCAGTTATACACTTTAGTTTATCGTCTTCTCTCAGTACCATATTAATATCGTTTAATACATACGTATCGGCATGAGGAAAGTCTTTATCAAAAAATAAATAAATATCGTGAGTATCGTCATGTCCGTGTTCCCACCATAAACTTGCATCGCTATTATCATTAGCACCTGTATGGTTCGTGACCAACACGTTTGTAACAATAATCTTTTGTTGTTTAGGAACAGTTATGATAGTAGTCTCTGTGTCCGCTGTCGGGTGTACACCTACACTAAACTTATTCATATTAGTAAGTCCACATCACATAAGGGGTTGTATCGTCAGGACTGCGGATGTCAACATGAACAAAGCCACGAGCAACTCCGATTCCCGTAAAGCCCAACGCAATAGCCTTCTCAACGATACGAAACCGTTGGTATCCGTTAGTGACTTTAATATCTGCGGCAATGCCTTGTGCATGAGTTCCTGTTCCTGGTTTTGCTTTCTTTGCTTCTACTGGATGTGTTTTATCTCTATAACCTGACGTAATTACAAATGGAAAACCACAGGCTTCCCTAAGTTTATCTAGCTTCTCAATAAACTTGTCCTGAATCTCGTTGTTACCTGTGTACTGACAAGCGAACTCGTCTTTAGTAAAGTATTTAGCCATCTATGATTTCCCCATCGTCAATGACATCATCTTCTTGATTGGATACTACTGTAGTCTCACCACCTACACCAGTAATATTGATTTGTATTGCTGACTTCCCTGCGCCTTTGACAACATCCTTTTCAAACGCCCCTACAGGTACTATCCTATCAACAATGAGTTTCCAAGCGGCTGACTGATGCTTATGGTCATCGTTAAGTGCCGCATCAAATATTGACTCCAACACTTTCCTTGACTTAGGTGAGGTCAACATCCTACTCTTGTATTCGTTGATTATAGCCGCATCACCTTTAGGTCTTCCTCTGGATAAACCAGTCTGACCTCTTTTTCTTGACACCACCTTTGACTTCGGTGGTCTGCCCCTCCTCTTTGGAGGATTCGTTTGGTCGTCCATTGGACTCTCCTTAAGTTATCTTAAGTATCCTTAGGCTAACCTTTATTATTTAACATTAATGATTAATAACTAAGGCTACTTAAGTATACTTAAGGCTCTAAACAATGTCGTAATTATATCCATATTATAGCATACTTTTAACTGAAAGTCAAGCTTTATTTTAGACCCCGATAAAATATTTAGTTCCATAACTATTAGTTATTAAAGTGTCCCTTTGTATGAGTATTTGTCATACTTAAGTGGACCCAAGAAATACTTTAGTAAACAAACACTTAGGGTATTACTTTTGGTTATACCTTTTTTATAATTTATGTCTTTTTTGTATACGGGGGGATACCGTAACAATCTCAAGACACCCACGCACCCCCCGCCCCCCAAGAATCCTCAGGTATTACAAAAGATTAGCCCCAAGTTTATACCTGAGGCGGTAACCTTAAGGCGGGGATTGAGGATTGACACGGGGGAAACGTGAGTATGCTAGAGGATACCTATAGACCTACATACGAAACACATATGAAACACATCAGCAAATGATTACCTACGCTCTACACCAGTAAACAATAGGGTATGACCAGATTGCTAATTGTGGTCATTCTTTTGTTTGACACTAATAACCTATAGTCTATAATGGTCACAACAAAGCAAAACAAACATTAACTAAAACAGGTGATTATATTATGAAAGATTTAAGAGCATGGTCAGACGATGAACTAGCCCTAATGGCTTTAAACGATGAATACTTTTACAGTGAGATTAATCATGAGGCTTATTTCTACGCGCTGATTGATGAGGAATTTATTTATACTGGTAAGCAATTAGACGCGCTAAAAGATGCAAGAAATTTATTATTGCAAGATGGGGTGTCAGTATGATTTGGCAAATAAACGAAAAGGGTCAGGCGTTAGCTACTGTTGAACAATTCCTAAAGGTTCACCCTGACTTTAGAGGCGAAACCGATGGGGTTAGCTATGTAGTTAACTATGACGAAACCAGTCAGGCTACAGTTAGATATCCTGTAAAATTTATTAAGGCTATAAAGGAGTAAGCACCACAGAACGCCCTGTATTCCCTTGTAGGGCGTTTTCTAGTGTTTATTAGTAGGATAGTATAGGTTAGCCTTAAAATGGCTTAAAATTGATTATATGAGGTTTTATTATGAATTATACAAGTGAAAGGTATTTAGCCCTTAAGAGGTTCGAACGGGAGCAACAACGCGATAAAATCCGTGCGGTGTTGTGGAATGTATCCATTGGCGGGTTGTATGCTATGGTAGTTATTCAAGTATTCAGGGCGGTGTTGTGATGCTTAGATTGTGGCGTATATGGGCTAAAGCACTAGGCGATAAGTCGGGTGCTTCAGACCGCGAGGCGGATTACATTGCCATTGTGCGTAGTGTAATTGTAGGGTTGAATTTCATTACCTGTTTATTTATAATCGCAGGTGTCATTCATAATTGGTAAAGAGAGGTGTTAAAATGAGTAAAGAACAACAGAACAGAGACAGATTAATAGACTATGCACTAGGCGAGCATGATTTCTGCCTAGGGTATAAACCACTGGACAATCAAAGCGAGCATTATTATGATGGTTATATTGATGCCAAGAGACGAGAAAAGGAGTTAGCCGATGAGTAGACCACAATTAAGCCACCATGCTTGGCTTGAGGCTGAGAAGACTCAGGAAATACCAGTACCCTTGATAAGGTACGGAGATAAACAGGCAGTCGCTGATGAGTATCATGTAGAAATATGGGGTGCTGATGATAATGGCGATAAGTATTCAGCTAATCTAGCTGTCATTGAAGACGGGAAAATAATTGACTACGTTTATGGGCATAGGTATACTGATGCTGATTTTATAGAGTGGACGCTTATACCTATGAAGTTGAGTGATTATTTAAGATTTTCAAGTTGGGATAAACAGGAGACAAAACAATGAGCAAAGACGCAATACAACAGGCACAGCTAGAGGATTTAGCTGAGAAAACTTACACGATGCAACAGTACTTTCAAGAGTTCACAGACATGGAGCGCGGAGAGTATGACGGCATTCACGGATTCCAACCAGACCAAGACGGGAATGAAGCATACCAAGAGGGATATAGGTCGGGTTACGAATATGCACAGAAAATAGGAGCAAACCAAGATGACAGGTAGAGAATATTGCAGGATAGACGATGACCCTAGTTACGACTACAGCGATTATGTAGAGCAGAAGGGTTACTATAAACCGTATGAGGAAGACGATTATAACGATGACGAGGTAGAACAAGATGATTAGTACACAAATATTTAACAGACTATTAACGATTGAATTACGCAATGGAGTAGGGTGTGACCTTGAATTTGTAGACTCTAAACCAGTGTGGACATACAACCACTTGACTGAGGAACACAGCACGATGCCCTTTGAGGGCGTTGTGTTGCTAATACCCTTTATGTCAATAACTTATGGTAGACCATACAAGGAGATAGAAAGTGAGTAGATGTAAAGCCTGTGATGTTATATTAACTGAGGCTGAGTTAAGAAAGAAAGACAGGGTTACAGACGAGTACCTAGATTTATGTACAGTTTGTCATACAGCATCAGACGAGGCTATAGAGGAGAACTGGTCAACGGCTGAGGAACGTGATATAATTAGGAGTAATAACTAATGAACAGACAAGAGTTTTTTGAATGGTTGAATACCTGTCCATCACACGATTGGGACATAGTAACAGACGAGACAGGTTGTACTAGAATTGTATTTATGTATGAGGAGGACTAATAAAACATTTGCAAACAAAAGTAATACATGATATACTATACATAGGTACTTTAGTTTATAACCTTTAAAGATATATTCTAAAGTATCCTAAGGTAATCTTTAATTAATTATATGAAGGTAAATTACTATGGCAGTATTAGAAGGAAACG